GGTATAAAGATTATAAAGGTTACCACGGTGTTAATCGTGCATCATCTGCAGCTGAATGCTGTGACCTCCTACACACAGAAGGTTATGCCACTGATTACCACTATAGCGATAAACTAAAGAGGATTATCCGTGAGCACCACTAAGAAAGCTACAGAGGATATGTTCAATGAGCTGCATAACATCGTAACTCAAGAACTCCTCAACCGTATTAAAAGCGGTGAAGCCTCCACAGCTGATCTTAAAGCAGCTTGTGATTGGCTATCTAAGAATGATATCTCGGGTGCCGCTTATGACGGTAACCCGTTGGAGAAACTGGCGACAGTGATGCCGAAAATAGACCCTGAACTTGTACAGAAGAGGCTCTATGGCAGGCAATACGTCTGATTACTACAAGAAAAACCCTGAAGCACGTAAGCGTAGGCTGAAGCAACAGGCGAAATATAACAAGACAAAAGAAGGTCTAAAGATTCGTACTGAAGCTAACGAGCTTAACCGAAAACTTGGTACATACGGTAATGGTGATGGGAAGGATGCGTCCCATACAGGCCCCAATAAAGGGAGGCTTGAATCACCATCTAAGAACCGTCGTCGTCCAAGAACTGGTAAGAAGTACGCCAAATGACCCCATTACTTCCTAGTCCTGATCACTACCTCCACAACCTAATAACGATGAACAGTTCCGAAGCAAAGCGGCTGCACCGTCGTGCAATCAAAGAACACTTTAATTGTCAATGTGTCTATTGTGGATTTACTTATGAACCTGATGAACTCACTCTTGATCATGTCCGTCCTCGTTGTCTTGGCGGACCAACTCTTACATCAAACCTTGTACCCTCCTGTAAGAAGTGCAATCAGGATAAAGGAAGTAGAAACTGGCTCCAATGGATGAGAGCCACGTTTGGAATCACACCCAGAGAGAACCTCATTCTTCAACATATTAACTAATTATGCAACCTACTAAAGCTCAAGTAGCGGCACGTAAGAAGAAAGAACAAGAACGTAAGGCTGCAGAAGCTAATCGTCCTCGTCCTGGTGCTGGTAGCTCTGCTCGTCAGGCAGAACAAAATAAATACAAAAAACCTGCTGCTGCTAAGCCTGCTGCTAAATCAGCTGCTAAGCCTAAAGTAGCTGACTACTCTGATGCACAAGGTAATGTCTATGACGGTAATACTGGTCGTCTGAAGAAGGCAGCAGCTCCTAGTGGTGCTTCAGCAGCACCTAAAGTTAAACCCTCACCAGCCCCCTCCAGCAGGCCCTCTAGTACCTCTGCACGGTCTTCTGGGGGAGGTAGTACCCAAAGCTCTGCTAAGACCTCTTCTAGCCCCTCACAGAGTACACCTGTTAAAAACGACTCTTACGGGTCTGATGGTAAGGGTCTCTATAACGCTCACAAAGGAGACAACCCTCTTCTGAAGCGTTTCCGTAAGGACATGGGTCGTAACCCAGAGACTGGTAACAAAACAGATGGTGTTGGCCCTGTTGCTGATGGTAAGGCGTATGCAGAGTCTACAAGGAATGCTGATCTAGAGAGAGCAAAGAGCGACGCCAATAAGGCAAAGATCAAGCAAGGTCCCCCTCAACCTGCAGCTCCCGCTAAGCCTGCCTCTCCTAATGAGAAGCCTGATGTTGGTTACAAGCCCAACACTCAGATCAACAAGAACTACGCTGACAAGAAGCCAGCTAATAATACCAACACAGCTTACAACGCTAAGAACAATCTCCTTGAGGAGCTTCGTAAACGTCGCACTAATCGGTAATGCCTGCTATCGGAACTAAAGCCGTACTAAACGGTAAGCCAGTCCGGTGGTCTGGTGAGAACTACGGTTGGCAGAGTTTCGGCAGTCATGACAAATTGAAGCGTGAGGGTAAGTTCAAGTTAGGTGCTCAGTTACTGGATCGTCTAGGTAACGCGATCCAGAACAGCCAAGTTACTAAGAACTTACTCCAAGCTCAGCAGCAGTTTAGAAACGCTACTAAATTTGTTGAACCTGTTGAGAATCTAGTCAACAAAGGAGTAAAGGCTGATGACAAACTTCCTGGTAGTCGTGTAGCACAAGGTGGAGCAGTGTTGGCAGGTAGAGCTGCTAATGCTGCCAATGTTGATCCGAGGTTGGCAATGGTACCAATGTTGCTGACTGGTGGGTTGAGTTTTGGTAATCGGTTGATGACTCAGAGACCAACTCCAATTCCAAGCCTATCCACTAAGGTACAGAATCCTCCGTCAATCAAGGTTGGTAAGAAACCTGCTCCTATCCCTAACCAATCCACTCAGGTACCGACAGACCCTGTAGAGCGTCTCCTGCTTGAACGTGAACAGGATTACCAAGGTGCACTACAGATCTTCCGCAATGATGTCCTAGAGCGTGAAGCTGGTCTTAATAGACTTAAAGGCATTGGTACTGCTGATGAAGCTGCAGAAGAAGCGCTGGCTGGTCTAGTTTCTGGTACCCGTAGAGCTAGGCGTGATGCTGTTTCTGAACGCAGTAATTTGTTTGAAGATGACCTTCGTAACTACGCCATTGGTAACGACAAACGTCCAGTAGAGACCATCAATAAAACAGAGACTAAGCAACGACAAATCTCTCAACCAATCCCCGGTACCCAAGCTCACCACCCTGCTTCTGTCTCATCCACTGAGGCATTAGTGCAGAACATGGATGAATATGAGGTTCGTAAGTTATGGGATATCGCAGCAGATAATGGTTACCCAGTTGGTTCCTTGGCTGAAAACTTTATTCCTCTTTCAGGACCTGCACACGTAACAGGTGGTAGGAATTGGGGTCCTGACTTTGCACACGTTGGTAAGGATGGTAAGACACCTGATCCTGGTCGGTTTAAGACTACACCCCTCCCTAAAGGAACAACTGCTGAAGAAGCTTGGAGCTACCTACAACCTGTCCTAGAAGAACAACGAGTCCTCAATGAACGTGCCTATAACCACCCAGTTGAGACACGAATGAGGGCTGATGCTGAACAGGTTGTTGGTCGTCCTATCGAATGGCGTGGTCCTGTAACACCTAGCAGAGCGGCTTCTAACAAAGATGCTAAGTCTAAAGGAGTCAACGCTACTACTATCACTAAAACATACGATAGGAACCCTGGTCTATTAAAGACTAAAGAGGTCCCTAACGTTACCATTGCGGTTCCTGGAGGTAGCAGGGTTCCTCGGGATCTCGGTAAACCAGACAAACCACAACGAATACCTAGACGGGAGAAAGATGCCAAACCCTAGTCTTAAAGTAGCACCAGCTCGTGATCCTCATGCTGCTAAAGCTAAACAAGAAGGTGCTAAGACACTTCTAGATCACTTCATGCAGTACATCAAACCTAAATACCTTAACGGCCTTAACTCTATCGGTAGAGCCCAATCAGGTAACGGCTTTATGACCGCTAAGAATGCTCCACTTAATATCCCAGCACTCTTTGGTCATGCCTATGACCCAGCTCAACGGATACGTCCTGGGGATCCTGCTACACAGCTTAGAGACATGACTAAGCGTATTGGTATGGTCGAACGCATTCATAACACCTATGTCCCAGGTAGGGGCGTTAAACTAGCTGACTAATATGGATACCCTCACTGCGTTGAGGGAAGACTTCAAGCTGTTCTTACAAGCCCTGTGGGGACAGCTTGATTTACCTTCACCTACACGAGCACAATACGCTATTGCAGACTACTTACAACACGGTCCTAAACGACTACAGATCCAAGCATTCCGAGGAGTCGGTAAATCTTGGATTACTGGAGCCTTTGTGTTATGGACCCTGTTTAAGGATGCAGAAAAGAAGATCATGATTATCTCTGCTTCTAAAGAACGAGCAGATAACATGTCCATCTTCCTACAGAAGCTAATCATTGAGACACCATGGTTGAGTCACTTAAGGCCCAAATCAGACGAGGCAAGATGGTCTCGTATCTCATTCGATGTAAACTGTTCCCCCCACCAAGCACCTTCAGTCAAGTCTGTCGGGATTACTGGCCAACTAACAGGTTCTCGTGCTGACCTCATGATTCTAGATGACATTGAAGTTCCTGGTAACTCAATGACAGAGTTAATGCGAGAGAAGCTCCTACAACTCTGTACAGAAGCTGAGTCTATCCTTACACCAAAGAAAGACTCTCGCATTATGTACCTCGGTACACCACAGACTACCTTCACTATCTACCGTAAGCTAGCTGAGCGTAACTATCGTCCCTTTGTATGGCCTTCTCGTTACCCTCGTAAAGAGAAGCTCAGTCAATACGAAGGACTGTTAGCTCCACAGATTGTTGAAGACATCGATGGTGGTGCTGAAGAGTGGGATGTAACAGACCCTGATCGCTTCACCAATGATGACCTACTAGAGCGTGAAGCTGCTATGGGTCGTAGCAACTTCATGTTGCAGTTCCAACTGGATACCTCCCTTAGTGATGCTGAGAAGTTCCCACTTAAGATGGCTGACCTTGTGGTCACCTCTGTTAATCCTACCTCTGCTCCTGATGCAGTCGTCTGGTGCTCAGACCCTAGAAATGTCATCAAAGACCTCCCAACAGTTGGTCTACCTGGAGATTATTTCTACTCTCCAATGCAACTCCAAGGAGATTGGGGACCTTACACCGAGACAATCTGCAGCGTTGATCCTTCGGGTAGAGGATCAGATGAAACAGCAGCAGCTTTTATCTCCCAACGAAACGGTTTCTTGTACTTGCATGAAGTCAGAGCCTACAGAGATGGCTATAGCGACAACACACTCCTTGATATCCTGCGAGGTTGTCAGAAGTTTGGAGTCACAAAGCTAGTCATTGAGACAAACTTTGGTGATGGTATCGTTGCAGAACTCTTCAAGAAGCACCTACAACAGACCAAACAAGCCATAGACGTAGAAGAAGTACGGGCTAATGTCCGTAAAGAAGACCGAATCATTGATGCCCTAGAACCAGTCCTTAACCAACACAAGCTCATCATTGATAGATCAGTCATTGAATGGGACTTTAACTCCAATAAAGACCAACCTCCTGAAGAAAGACTGCTATACATGCTCTTCTATCAGATGAGTCGTATGTGTCGTGAGAAGGGAGCCGTTAAACACGACGACAGATTAGACTGTCTAGCTCAAGGTGTGAAGTATTTCACAGAAGCTATGTCCATCTCTGCCTATGAAACAGTTAAGCTGAGACGACAAGAAGACTGGAAAGACCTCAATGAAGCCTTCCTAGATGACCCTCAACAAGCCTGTAATCATATGGTCATGGGATTCAGTCTAGACCAACGAAAAAAGGCAAGACAGTTGGAAGGTAAAAAGGCAGTCCCCACCTGGGTTTAGACAACATCGCGGCCCTATACAGGCGGAGGGAAGGGTGGACCCGAAGCCTGAATGGGGGAAGACATCCAAGACAAACAAGTTGTCTTGTTCATCTTCCCCTTTACTAATGAACAGTGAGGGAACAAAAGACACAACTCCCCCCTCTTAGTTCATTCTGTAAGCACATCTACTACAACTCCCCAACCTCCGTGAATCTAGTGAATCCAGTGAGAACTGATTGAACTCGGGGCCTAGCGAAGCGCCCACGGAGCGAAGCGGAGTCTGGACAATCCCACCACTACTGATACTACTTATACTACTGTTAGGTAACAATGATTTACCCTTCACCCAACAACTCACAACACTTCCAATTGAACTACCATCGTGTAAGAGAAGGTCCTAATTGGTTCATGATGTACTATAAGAATATAGCTACTTGTTGTTTTAGTGTTAAAGATGTTAAGAGTAGGCTTGGTAGTGCTAAGTTCCTAGAGAGCAGTAAGAACCTGTATAAGTGGATGGAAGAGATGATGGAGAAGTATGATAGTGTCTTAGAAGAAGCTGGTAGAGCTGATACGTCTTTTGCTAGTGAAGCAATGAATGAGGTAGAAGATCCTACAGCTAATACGAAGATGGTGGTCTAAAGATTTTGACATAATTTTGTGAAGCCAATACGTGGGGTGATGGACGTTATTTACCCCCAATGGGGTGTTCATTTTAGCTAGGATGGACGCTTTTCAAACTCGCTAGATGCTCAATCTAACGATGTATGTAGCGTCCTGAACATTGTATTCTCAATAAGATGCAGTATTGATAATGTATATTGATACGAATTCATATCATAATATGTAGCCATCTGTCTGCGATACATATTCAGCTAAGCCAATGCATCAATTACTTCATGAGACATAGCTACAAGCGTCTACAAGCCCTGTCTAATAACAATCAGGTATACTGACATCACCAGCTACATGCGTTCAATACAGAGGCATACAGACACCACTCACAATCATCACTATTAATACGCCACACCAACCACACATCTTATAATTGTATCACGGCGAACAGGTCAATTAGGGGACCTACACGGATCCACTGGGTTCTGGGGCTTGACACATCGAGCCAGCCGTGTTATGGTAGGTTCATCGGTGGGGGAGAGACAACCTTCACGGTTAGCTGAAGCGAGAGCCAATAGGATACCCTCCGACCGAGAACAAGAGATGCAAGGACTAGCTAGGCGATGTAGCTAGTTAAAACAAATATGAACGACCCACAGTCTCTGGTGTGTTAGCCGACTCACAGGCATTAATAGATCATGAGCACTTTATACTTATCCACTAACGTAACGGAGGCATCACTATGACACAACGCAAGCGTCTCAATAATGTCACCTGGACACTTGGAGATAAACCCTGCAAAACACTACGGATGAGTGCTGGTTGTTGGGTAGATCAAGAGAAGTCCAAAAGTGGCAAGATTGGCAAGCAACATAGTTCGCTTGTTAAGTTTGGGCATACTGCTGCCTCTCGTTAACCCATCCACTAACGTAAATACTATGACTAACCAACCAAGCATTGGTGACATGTTTGAAGAACTAATGACTAACTACATTGAACGTTATCATGAAGAGGGAGACTTCTACAATCCTGATGGGTATGAGTATTATCTCAACTCATTAGATGATGATGAGTTCATTGAGGTGTACAACGAAACCTTTGGAGATTACTAATGGAACTCTTTGCTCTTGTTGTCTTGTATGCAGTAGCACATAGCATCTTTAGTGGGATTAATGCTCGCAATGATGCAGAGATCTTAAATCGTAAATAGTTCACAATCACATTCGGAGGCAATACATATGGCTACTTATCAACTGTTTATGGGTCGAGACATCCCTAATGGTGATTATGTCACAGACAGGGACTTCTCTAAGTTCCTTCGCATAGTAGACACTATCGTCGATGGTTACACTGTTTATGATGCCCACGGTGTATGGGAAGGAGAGCATGAAGACTGTAAAGTCATGACTGTCTCCTGTACTGAAAAGGAAGCAATGGAGATTGCAAGGACTTACAAGAATGCCTTCAGTCAATTAGCTGTAGGCATGGTAACTCTTCCTTCTATGGAGTTTGTATGATCTATCCACTCAAGTAAACACTACCACCAACTAACATGACAACCATTCTCACTGGTCAATCTCTTCTCAACTACCACAAGGAGAAGATGGAGTTAGTCAAGCTTGGTACATTAACTCGTACTGACATGATCAAAGATGCTGGTTATGTCTATGACAATGGTAAGGCTCAGTATGTTGACTACTACACGGAGGTTCTTAATGCACAAGGCATCAAGCCTCAATACAACTCTGATGTAGTTGAAGCTGAGTATGACAACATGGATAGGGATGAGAAAGCTCTCTATGATCTTGTTGATAAACAATTCGGGGAGAAGTGGGATCATGAACAAGTGATGGAGTTTATCGAAGAACTCAAGGAGCTAGACATTCATGATGTCGATGCCTTCAATGGATACTATGTTGGTCGCTATGACACCAAGAAGGAGTTTGCTCAGGAGTTCTATGAAACAGACATCAGCAACGATAGCCCTCTCTATTACTTCATCGATTGGGATGGAGTAGCTAGTGAGTTGGAGTATGACTACGACTTCCTTGAGTATGACTGGGAGTACTTTGTCTTTCGTAAAGGTTGATTCACAATCATCATGGAAACTTACAAGCGTAAAGCAGCATTCACTGAGCTGAAAGAGTTTGATCATCTTTCTAAGCCACACGACTTCATGGAAGTAACACTGTGGCGCAACGGTGAAGGGTTTGATGTCTCCGTTAGTGATGAACAGATGTTCTCTCTTAGTTGGGGACAGTACAGGGCATTGAAAAAGCTAGTCAAGGAGGCTGACAAACCATGCAAGTAAACATCGCTCGACTTATTGAAGACTGTATTCAACGTGGAATCCTTGGAGGTATTATCAATGAAGATCTAACTGCAAATGAAGATTGGCTTGTTGAGAGATTCACTCAACGAGTGATGAATGAGATTGATGAGTACTTTACCTTTGATTAAAATGAAGGAGTTTACTGTCGTACTCAGTTCTGGTGTTGAGTATGTCTTAGCACCCGACTCTGAACATGCCGCATGGCAAGCTTTAGAGTTGTCCGTAGAGCGTAACGTTACTCTCATCGATGTACGGCCACATGTAGATGACATGTGGTCTTAGTAAACCTATTCACTACCGTAATCATGTACTACAACCCTGCTACTGAATCTGCTATTCGTAACCTTGAAGATCTTGCTGCTGCCAACCGCAAGGTCATTGCAAAACTGAATCCTCCTCAACCCAAGGAGATTGTGTGGTCTTCTCTTGAAGGTCGTTGGATTAAGAACCCTGAATACACTGCTGCTTGAGTATGGCAAAAAAGGAATACTTCCCGAACAACTGGCAAGAATACAAAGACTGTGATGACGACATGTTTATTCCTCATACCTTTGAGGAGCTAATGACTTGGAAAGTAGCTAATTGGGAACTACCTAGCAGTGTTTGTTGTGTCATTCGTGTGATGAACACACAGACCAAGAAAGTGAAGGAGTTTTCCTACTCAAAGCGTAGTGCTGCCCAGCAAAAGGTGAATGCGTTAATGCAGACACCTGATATCGAGTTCACAGTATGTGATCACGAAGCTATCCACCACCTTTCTGTATCTGAGTCTGACTCTAATGACTGAAGCTACCTACAACTTCCTTCTTGATACCTTGATTGAAGAAATCAAGATGCACCCACATCGTGACGAACTGTTGCAGTTGATGGAGGACCAGCTTACTGATGATACGTTTGTACTGTCCATTTGATTCACAATCATTGCATGTACCTAGGCTTTGATGATGTGTCGTTTTATGACATTTGGCAAAGTGGCTCCTGTCTATGTATCCACATGGGTAGATGTCGTCTAGAATTGGAGTGTCCTAAATGGATGCTCCGATTTGGACCCACTCAGAAACCAACTAACAGATCCACAACTGGAGCCTCTACTAGAGGTCATCAACGTCTTACGACAACTCGATAGGGAGATGCCAGCACAGGTACTAGCAACCCTCTTTTATGTGGCTACTCATGACGACTGTCATAAGCAAGCACTAGAGGAGGACCTAGATTTCACTGCTGCCTCAGGTAGTAGGAATACTGACTGGCTCTCTAACAAACACAGATTAGGTAAGCCTGGCTTAAACCTAATCACTAAAAGTGTTGACCCATCGAATAGACGTAGGACAACACTAAAGCTCACAACAAAAGGTGAACAGTTAATGGATCAACTACGAGGTATTCTTTATGGCTCTTAAGACTGTGGGCGCGAACAGCGTCCGCACCTGGGGTGAAGCCCTTGAGTACACAATGGACACACGTCAATCATGGAGGACTGGTAATGGAAGAAAAACTGCTCTCATCAATGCTGGTCACTTTACCAAGGCAGTTGGAGTATCTTTCTCTCTTGGAAAAATTGATCAGCCTCTCATCAACAGAGTATCCCGAGAGCTTGAGGATGAAGGTAAATCAGATGCGACAATCAATCGAGTCGTGTCTGCAGTTAGCACAGTCCTTAACCACTGTGCCTTCGATGGATTAATACCTACACCTCCACGCTTTCGCAGACGTAAGGAGACGCAGGGACGCATCACGTTCTACACCAAGGATGAGGTAGACCAACTTTATCACGCATCACTTGATCCATTCCAACGTGATGACCTAGCTGACATCGTATTAGTTGCTGCATACACAGGTATGCGACAAGGTGAACTCCTCAAGCTCAAAGCTCGTGATGTTGACCTTGGTCTCAACACTATCTTTGTTGGTGGTCGTCCTGATAACACAACAAAGACAGGTGATTGGCGTAGTGTTCCTATTCACAATCACATCGCTAATGTTATTGACAAGCGACTTAATCTCAAGGAACCTCATCACCCATTGTTCGCAGCTGACTGGCTAAATAAAGATCAGTTGTTGCGTAACTTCATTAAGGTCAACCGTTACATAGGTAAAACTGATGATTATGTGTTCCATACATTAAGGCACTCATTTGGTACATGGTGTGCTGAAGCTGGTGTTCCAGTCAGAACCATCATGGATTTGATGGGTCACAAACGTATTGAGACCACGCTTCGCTATGCCAAGACCACAGATAAAGCTAGGACGGAAGCCCTCAGCCTTATCTAACTCGACTAATGAAGCGATTAGCAAGCCTTAAACGCTTCATGGTACCCTCCAAAGTATTACTAACTGCCACTCAAACCCATTGCTATCACTGGCTTTTCAGGAGTGACGCTAGTTTCAGGTACTAGCGGGGGTAACCTCGTGGGAGTTCAAGTCTCCCCATCCGCATTCAGAACCGGGCTTAGTCCCGGTTTTTTCTTGACTAATAATTACACTACGGTACACGAATAATTGTCACAAGATCTTGACAGGATCTTGTCTGGCTATCAATCAGCCTTTACAGCCAAAACCTACAATCAAGAGAATAACGATACTGATGTGTTAATGGAAGCTTTTGGCGTCACTCCAGAGCTAAAGAGAGAAAACCGTCAGTATTGGGGCCGTGAGCTTGGTAAGTGTTGGGAAAGGTTGGTTGTCCAAGTAGCCAAGACAAATCCCCTATATGCTCCTTCAATTCAAATAGGCAATGATGAGCCTTGTGACCTAGTAATAGGTAACTATGCAGTTGATACAAAGTACAGACTGGGATCTGGCGATTCCGGAACACTGAAAAAGTTCAAGGCATACGCCGGTACTTTAATGAATCTAGGGTTTCAGCCAGTACTGCTCATCATGCGAGAGGACAATCTAAAATCAGCAATCAATGCCTGTAGATCAGGAGGTTGGTTAGTGTTAACTGGTGATGAGTCAATGGACTTCATCTTAGAAAAGATAAACTTTGACATGAAACACTTCCTGCACAGCAGAAAAAATCTATTCACAATCAACTAATCCACTACAGTAATGATTAAGAACTTTATCATTGGTGCATTTGTTCTATTCAGTGGGGCTGCTAACGCAACACCAACTATCGATGCACTCTTTAATGCCGTTAAAGCAACTGGCACAGAGGTGGCTATTGATCTGCCTGAGCTGTGCTCTGACAAACAGCTGATGGGGATGTATCAGTACCGACGCAACGAACTGGATCGACTCACGATCTGCGTTGCTAATCACAACGGTGACAGTGCTGAGTTGTACGACACCATCCTTCATGAGTCGGTGCATGTCGCTCAAGCCTGTAAGGGCTCTCACCTATTCACTCCCGTATCGATTGTTAAAGCTGCTGACCCTGAGGAAGTTGTCTTCCTGAATCAGCATTACTCACAAGAACAATTTCAACGGGAGCTTGAAGCACGAGTGATTGCCCGTCAACAAGACGAAGTGTATGTCACTGAACTGATCAAAGAACACTGCAAGTAATCTATGCCAACACCAGCTCAGATTGAAGAGCAAGTACAACTAGAGCGTGATCAGATCCGTATGGGTCTCAAACGCTTGAGAGAGAACACCAAGAAACTGGAGGAGAAAAGCTATGCGAGTGCCACAGTTTATGGGGTGGCTAGTATTGATGCTCTGCTTCCTAAGTTGGTGGAGTATATCGAAGCGACTTATCACGACAGGCTCAAACGAGGAACAGGGCACCAATTCCAATTGATTAAGGAGTATGTCTCTCAGCTTGAGCCATTAGCTGCCGCTGCCATTGCGTTGAAAGTGACCTTTGATAAGGTGTTCAGCGTTAAGCAAGGCAGTAACCAACTCACAACTGTATGCGAGGCGATTGGCTCAGCTGTTGAGTCTGAGTGCCAGATGCGTCACTATGAACGCTCAGCTCCTGGCCTGCTGAATGTTCTTAAGAAGAACTACTGGCATCGAAGTATTGGCACACACCAAAAGTTGGTTGTTATTCGTACCTTAATGAATAGGTACGACGTACAGCAATGGCAAGCTTGGGGTGCTGCTAATCGCACAAAGTTAGGAGCTTGGCTTCTTGACTGCATCATTCAGACATCAGGTTGGTTCGATAAGCAGCTTATAAGGGAAGGACGCAAGACGAACAACTTGATAACACCAACGCCTGAGTTCCTTGAAATCAAGGACCGTGTGATGGGTGATGCTGAGTTGTTCTCACCTCTTGCCTGGCCCATGCTGATCGAGCCAAACGATTGGACTAATGAGCGAGCCGGTGGTTACATCCTCAATGAAGTAATGCGTGGCCATGACATGGTGCGTAGAGGACATCACGGCCCTATACAGGGCGAAATACCCCTAACCTTCCTGAACAAAATTCAGAAGGTTGCTTACCGACTCAACCCCTTCATTGTTGGAGTTGCCAAAGAGCTAAGCAGACTGGAACGCTCAGTTGGTAAGTTCCTACCTATTCATCATCACGACCTGCCAACCAAACCTCCTGATATTGATACGAACTACGATAGTCGTAAGGATTATCGACGACGAGCAGCAGAGGTGATGAATTTAAATGCACAAGAGTTCAAACGCTCTTGTCGTACACGAATGACAATGGAGGCGGTTGAACGTTTTAAGAACGTTGACCGCTTCTTTATTCCATGGTCATTTGACTACCGAGGGAGAGCATACCCTATACCTGCTTTCCTTACACCTCAAGATACCGATTTTGGTAAGTCACTATTGAGGTTTGCCGATGAGGCATATCTAACACCTGATGCTGAGGGATGGCTTGCCTTCCAAGTCGCTACAACCTATGGCTTAGATAAAGCCACAATGACTGAGCGACTGGATTGGGTTAAGGACAACATCACACTCATCAGTCGTGTTGCAACTGATCCTATTGAATACCTCCCTGAATGGGAAGCAGCAGACGAACCTTGGCAATTCCTTGCAGCATGTGAGGAGTACTACCATTGTGTCGTAGTTGCCGATAGGCAGTTCACTGGTCTTATGGTGGCTACCGATGCCACTTGTAGTGGTCTTCAGATCCTCGCTGGATTGGCCCGTGATAAGTCCACAGCACAGCTTGTCAACGTCTTACCTAGCAACTCCCCACAGGATGCTTACAAGGTCGTTGCAGAGGCTGCTAGACCCGACTGTCCAGAGAGGTTACAGCCTTTCATGGATAGGAAAAAAACCAAAAGGGTCGTCATGACCGTTCCTTACAACGCTAAACCTTTTTCCAATAGGGGTTACATACGTGACGCCTTTAAGGATGAAGGGATAGAGCTTGAGAAGGAAGAACTAACAGCTGTTGTTAATGCTGTCCGTGGAGCCATGAACAGAATTGTTCCTGGTCCCATGAAGGTTATGAAGTGGATTGAATCAGAAGTAGCTGCTGCTATCAAGCGTGGTGTTACACACCTTGAATGGGTTACTCCATCAGGGTTTGTCGTACACCAAAAGCTCAACAAGAAACAAGTTGAGGAGCTTAGCTTACAGTTACTTGGTCGTTGTCAAGTTAGTGTGGCAACTGGGGATACCGATGAGGTAGACCTCAACCACCACAAGAATGCAACAAGCCCAAACCTGATCCATTCACTTGATGCCTCTCTGTTACACCTATCAGTCCTGCGTTTTGATTCACCCATAGCTCTTATCCACGACTCTGTATTGTGCCGTGCTACCGACATGGGGCAATTATCCACTGTCGTAAGAGAGACATACATGCACCTGTTTGCTGAGCACGATTACCTTCGTGACTGGGGTAAACAGATTGGTGCAGAGACTGAACCCCCGATCATTGGTGACCTTGAACCGGAAACCGTGATTGACTCAACCTACTTCTTTTGTTAATGGCACAAACCATCCACGTTACCCAACAGCCTGTTGTCCTTGAAGGTTATCAGGCTGTGCTGAAGCCCAGTAAGTTCGGCTACTCCTTGTCTGCTGTAGTAGATGAGAAGCTAATCGAAGTACTGGAAGCTGATCGAGTAGAGACTCTCAAATGGGCAGAGTCAAAGCTCAAGAACCCAAAGCGTTCAACGCTTAAGCCCGAACCCTGGGAGGAAGTCTCCGAGGGTAAGTACAAAGTTAAGTTTAGCTGGAATGAAGAAACCCGTCCGCCCGTGGTGGATACTGAGGGAACACCTATTACTGACGACTCCACTCCCGTCTACAGTGGGTCTACCGTCAAGCTTGCCTTCAAACAGAAACCGTACATCCTTCGTGACGGAGTTACCTATGGTTCCTCACTCAAGCTTGTCGGAATCCAAGTTGTCTCGCTAAACTCCACTGCTGGTGTTGATGCAGGCGACCTTGATGAAACTGAAGTGGCGGCTCTCTTTGGCCAAACAAAAGGTTTCAAGGCTGGTGAACCGAACGTAACACCTGCACCTGTTGAGGATACTGAAGACGACTTCTGATGGCTTTCCGTTCTGGGTTGGAAGAGAAGGTCGCTGATCTCCTTACCAACCTGGGCGTGAAATACGAGTATGAGTCTACCAAAGTTCCTTACGTGCTGCAATGTAATTATACGCCTGACTTCCTACTTCCTAATGGAGTTTATCTTGAAACCAAAGGTCAACTCACTGAGGAAGATCGTCGGAAGATGAAGGCTGTCAAAGCAGCTAATCCTGACCTTGATATTCGTTTCGTATTTCAATCGCCCTATAACAAAATCTACAAAGGCGCTAAATCCACCTATGCGTCTTGGGCCGAGAAACACGGCTTCAAATGGTGTGCATTCCACTCAATACCAATCGAATGGCTAACCTGACTTACGGCACTCCTGAATTCTACGCTGAACAGTTCTCTGACTTCCTTGCTGATGTTGACGCTGACCGCCCTGAATATGCAGATGCAATTGTTAAAGGGTTTCTGTTGTGTGTAGATGAATGGACTAATTACCATGCAAAGCAAGTCGTTGCATATGACGACATCAAACAGCGAGTTCGTAAGGCACTTGCCGTGTGAAACCTGTGGGTCGTCTGATGGAAACTCTCTCTATTCAGACGGCCACACTTTTTGTTTCGTATGCGAATCATATGGACATACCGAAGAGGATGTTCACAATCACAAATCAATGTCAAATGTCCACCTTAAAGGCTCAGCCGAACGGCTGCAGAAACGAGGCATATCAGAAAAGGTATGCCAACAATACAAAATCTACCGAGATGGAGAGGTCTTACGCTTCCATTATTTCGACAGCTCTGGAGTCCTTAAGGGCTGCAAAGTAAAGACAAAATCAAAGGTATTCACTTATGAAGGAGATGTCCCAGGCACCCTCTTTGGACAACATTTGTTTCCCGCCACTGGAAAACGAGTCGTTATCACTGAAGGGGAACTCGATGCAGCTTCATGTAGTGAGGCTATGCCGGGGTGGCCGATGGTATCTCTACCTAGCGGTGCCGCTGCGGCAAGAAAGTCGATCCAAAGGGTTATCCCCTGGCTCCAGGGTTATGAGGAGATTGTCCTGTTCTTCGACAATGACGAGGCAGGCCGTAAGGCGACGGAGGAAGCAGCAAGCGTATTGCCACCTGGCAAGTGCAAGATTGCATCGCTCCAAGGCGATTACAAAGATGCGTCTGACGCCCTCTCTGCCAATGACTCTGAAGCGATTCGTCGAGCTATTTGGGATGCGAAGCCATACCGTCCAGATGGGATCGTTGACGGAAAAACGCTCCTAGAACTTGTAACTACACCATCACCACCATCAGATCATGACTACCCCTTCGACGGATTGCAGCGAAAGCTACATGGAATTAGATACGGAGAACTTGTCACAATCACTGCAGGCAGTGGCATCGGCAAGTCCTCATTCTGCAGGGAGCTTGCAACTTCACTTCTACAGAACGACGAACGGGTCGGTTACCTGGCTCTTGAGGAATCGAACAGGCGTACTGCT